TATCCTTCTCCATCGTAGATTTCAGGATACCTTTCAGCAAGTCCATTAATAAATTGACAAAAAAAAACAATACGCCAAAGTGTATATCCATTGAAACATTTAAAAACATCTCTTCTCGCATCTCACCATCGTATGCATCAATAGAATACATTTCACCTTTCTTATGTTTGATTGGTCTATATAGTATTGACATTATCTTTGCCCAATTCTTATCTATTGTTAAGTCTTTGTATTGTGTTATATCTGCGAATGCACCATAAGACATTTGAGATAAGTTAGGTTCAAATCCATATTCTATATCTCCTATCTTAATGATTCTTTGTAAAGGTAAATCAGTATTACCTAAGAAAGATTCTAATTGAGTTTTAACTAATGCATAATCATCTAATGCAATACCTTTTAAATACTTTGGTTCTAATCCACATAGGTGATATAACATTAACGCAGTTACTGCATCTCCATCATCTTTATATGCTTCTAATTCATTCTGTAATTCTATCCATTGTTTCAAAGTAATGTCTGCGTAAGACGTTGGTACTTTTAACTCTATTTCTTTTACTGCCATATGTTTAATGCTTTTAATATATTTGTCAATCTTGTAACTTTCTTTTCTTCTATTTCTAATTTGCTATTCATCATTATCAGTTGTGCAGACTTATCATCTACTTCTTGCTGTAATTGTTTAGCATAGAGTATAAGTTCTCTTATCTCATCACTTGTCCACATCTGCGGTCTTGTGTCACTAAATCCATTGTTTAAATCTATATTTTCCATTAGTATTTATATTGTCCTATTGTTATTGCGTATGTACCTTTACGTTGTGCTTTCTGACTTAACTTCATCATACAACAATATCTTGCCGCGTCTATTAAGTGGTCTAATCCTCCTTCAGGTGTGTCAGTAGTATAACCATGTTTGTCAGTTGAGTATTGGTAGGCATACATCTCATTGATTAAGTTCTGCGATGTCTTTAATATCTTTATCTTATAGTTTTGCATTACACCTATACCAAATTTAATACTATCTTTACCTTTCACTACTGGCTTTATGTTAAACCCACTTCTATATAGTTCTTCTATCAATCTTGGTTCTGCACTATCACCCCATATCTCTTCTGACTTTTGTATATCCAATGAATTTAATTTAGCTACTATGTCGTTTGTCACTAATCCTTTTTCGTAAATAAGTTCTTCCAAAAAGATTGTATCACTATTTTTATATACTGCACATAAGGCTGTTGGGTCATTACTAAATCCAAAGTCAATCCCAAAGGCCACAAAATCAGCGTCAATACTATCACACAACTCAAATTGAAAAATCGCTTTATCATTTGGTGCAAATTCTCCTTTACCATATATCTTCCAATACTTCTCGTTTGTATGTTGTAAGTTCTCAATTGCATCTACCATTTCTTTTGGTAAGTAAATATTATCTTTGTATGTAGTTACAAATCTTTCAACCTCTGGCATTGTTCTAAGCCAATGGTAAGGACTAACTGTCGGGTTGTAAGCAAGTATGATTTTACCTGAAGTTCTAATAGATAACTGAAAATAACTTTCTTCATCAATCTCACTAGCCTCATCAATAAAGAGTATAGTAGACTTAATACCACGTAACTTATCAGCATCATCAGTAGAGAGGAATTGAATAGTAGAATCGTACAAGTTATAGATGCGGTCAGTAATATTAAAGTTTTCATCTTGCCATATGTTTAGTCCCTGTAATATATCCTTAAAATCCTTTATAACCGTCCTTTTAAGAGAGGGAATTGTTTTTCTTACTATTGTTATCGTTTCTTTATTTTCGATTGCTTTTACTATCAGGAATTGCAATACAGCATATGTCTTACCACTTCTCGTTCCTCCTATGTGTTGTGTGACTCTGCTATTAGATTCTAATAGGTTTTCAAATGTAACTGTTGTGTTGATATTAACTTCCACTTCCTGATTTGGTTATGTTTACATTTATAGATTGTATCTTTTGTTCAATCTCTGCTTTCATTTCAGTCCTGCTTAATTTAGGTAAAGCATATTCCATTAACTTCAATGCTAAATCCATTGCCTTCTCTGGGTCTCTCTTTTTAATCTCTTCTAAATCCTCTGATATTGTATTGAGGGTATTGTTTACTGCACGAGCAATAGTTAACTTCATTTGTTCTGTTGACCTATTCAATGCTCCTGCTGGTCTACCTTTACTCAATTGATTTCCTTTAACGAATGGCATAAATTATGTTTTCTTATGATATTTTAACAATACTATTCAATATTTGTAGTTGATTAGTTAATAAGTTCATACCCATATCCTTTTACTAAATTGCCTTCACTATCTAAAATAAAAAGTGCTCCACCCGTTTCGTTTCCTTTATGTACAATTTGTTTGTCTCTTATCCAAGTCCAATTAAAATTAAGATGCACATATTGATAATCTATATTATGATGGTCAGTATTCATAGTGTCCACGAGTGTCAGGATAATCTTTCTTAATCATATTCCTAGTTCTTGCATATGGATTCATTTCTCTTTTTGCTTCAGGTGTTCTTCTATCTAAAATCCATTGCATTATACCATTCTCATTAATCTCTTTGATTTGTTTATCATAGTGTGCAATTACATATGATTTATCTCCTGTCTTTTGATATTCTTTCCATGCATTACTCAAAGCAGTTCTTATACTACAAAATCTTCTACTTGCTTCATTTGTATAATTGTCGAAAGGATATTGTTCTTTCTTTGGAGTTTTTGCTCTCTTTCTTTGTTCAATTACCTTTTGTGATTTATTGACACACGTTTGACATTTCCATATAGGTTTAAATGTAAAGAATGATTCATTACAATGTTTACATGTCCTTGTCTCTCCTACTTTACGATTGAATGGTTTCTTAAACATCAAATGGATTATCTATAACTTGTTCTAAATATTTTCTTATCTTCTTTACTGCAAGAAAGGTTGTACTCTTACTGATTTTAATTTTCTTTGCAACCTCGTCCAAAGTATCATCAGACATCCAATACAATTGAAATATCTTACTTTGTGGCCACATCTTTGTTTTTTCTAATTGTTTTAATTCATGTAGTACTTGGTCATGTGTTCTTTGTATCTGTAAATCTCTTTCTTCATCATAAATAATTTCATCTTGTTCTTCCCATGCGGTATAGTCACCCATTAGTTTAACACGATTCAATTTTTTAGTTTTGTTCATAAATCTACTATGCAAAAACTTATTACAATAGAATAGATTGTAAGTGTTGTCACCCCAAAACAATTTAACATTACACTTCTCATGTAAGTAAATGTAAAGTTCTTGGACTAAATCTTCTGCTTCCTCTCTATTCTTTGTAATCTTTTTTGCTGCTGATACTAACCAATTATTAGATTCATTGTATAGTCCGACTAATCTTCTCTCGCATTCACTATGTTGAATACTACCTGAGTCTATCATTATCTCTGCTTTGCGTAATCATGTAAAAAGTCAATTGCTCTTTTCCAATGTCCGCCTGCAGATGCACAAGTACAAGGTCTCATTTCATTTTCACCTCTTATATGATTAAATGTATCCCAAATATAAGGTGCTTTATTTTCTGGTAAGTAAGCACCTATTTGACTCAATTCATTTTTAAGTTGTAAGAGTGCTTCTGGATTTAATTCATTCATTACTTAACTTGTTTCATTTTTGGTAATTTCAAATCCACTGCTTTTGGTTGTGCAGGTGTAGGTTGATTTGTTTTAACTGGATTAGATAAGTCCAAAAGATGTTTAATTGTTTCAAAGTGTGGGTGATGTCCTGAGAATGATAAACCCATACATGCGAAGATTAAAACTAAATCCTCTACTCCTTTTAAGTTCTGCCAATCTACAAAGTATAATGCATCTTTATCAATGTCTGATGTTTCTAATGTGTAACCGAATGTTCCGTCTAATTTTGCTTTTGTTGTTTGCATTTGTTTTTAATTTATAATATACTAATTGTTTCTGAATAACTTTTACACGTCAATTGATTAAGATATACTCTGCGTCTATCACAACCGCAATTAGAGTATCCTAATTTCCTTGCAACCCAACTGGCAGTATGTTTACCCCAACCTAATGTTACAAGTCCAATTAAATGTTCAAGGATTGAACCTAATCTTATTGCACATCCTATGCACTTAAATACTTTTTTCATATCTTCCTGTTTTAATGTTTCTTTTTGTATTTTTATTTTTATATCTGTCTGATAAACCAATATTATATGAATGATAAATATTTTCAGATTGTGTTACCCATTCTAAATTTTGTAATCTATTATCCGTTTTTATTCCATTAATATGATTTACTATAAGGTTATTATCATTATTTTTAATAAATGTTTCTGCAACTAATCTATGAACTCTAATTAATTTTACTTTAGCATTTTTGCATAAACCAACAGAAGGATAGTCTAATCCATCTTTTTGTTTTTGAGTTTTATTTGACTCTAATATTTTTCCTTTCCTTTTCTGGTCAGTATTATTTTTTCTTTCAATTATTCTATCCATACTTTTAACTCTACCTAAATTACTTACCTGATATAATCCTTCGTATCCTTCGATATCTTTCCAAATTTCTTTCATAATTACCAATTTCTTTTATTTAATGATTTGCCTGTTTGTTTAATTGCATCAATAAAACTTCTTTCTATATATTCTAATTGTTTTCTATCAATACCTTCTGATTCAAATAGAGTTTGAAACTTATGATTATCTACACCATACTTGTCAAATGAATTGTGTAGTCCAGGTAATGATTCTCTTTTACCTTGTTTGTATTGTTTGTAATGTCTTTTATGTTCAAGGACTCTAACTTTAAAATACATTTCTGACATTCCAATATAAGTTTCACCTTCTGGGTTTGTTATTCCATAAATGATACCAGTCTTATCAGCCTTTCTATACTTTCTTAAATACTCTGTAAATTTATCCCAATTACTACGTTGCCATTTTGCATGGTGTTCGGGTTTATCGGTTCTAAACTTATGATTGTCTTTTTTATTGCAAGCTTTACATTTGGGTTGTAATTTATCTTTACTTGAACTACATTTACTGAATTGT